CACTACGAGACTGCGCCAACCAGAAACCCTGGTGACAATGAGAGGGGGGCTTACTCAAACGTATGCCTATCCAACTCCAAACCGCCTCCTGAAACTCAAGGAGCGAGCCGCCATTGTCATGACGAACGGGTTAGTGCGGGGAAGGATGCTGACCTCCTACTGGGCAGGGAGTTTCCGCCCTGCTTTTCAATCGGGGGTCAGGCCTACGCATTTCAGCGTGGTCCCACCTCACTCTCATTATCACCCCCACCAGTGTGCGGGCACACTATTCCTGGCCAAGGGACCACTTCCCAAGTTAGTCGTCTTCAAACACTGAGGAGCCATAAGCGGCAAGCTCCTTCAAGACGACATCTTCTCTAATACTGACGTAATCTACAGGTAGAAAACGCAGTTCCTCCTCCCTACGCGCCGGCTCCACTTTAAGAGCCGCCAGCTTTCCAAGGAAAGTCAGCCGGGACCAGGGCTTCTTAGCCCTGTACGCGTAGGTCCGACGTACCGAACCCACCGACGGGTTAAATACGTCCCTCTTCTTCCCCCCCTCCCGACCTGTAGCCCACTGGTGCAGGAACAGAGCTACTTGCTCATCGGGATCTAAACGTCTCCGGACGCCTAGAAGCAATGTGGAAGGCACGTTGGGTGCCTCCGGTAGACAGGTGAAGTTCCTGTTCCACATTGACCTACCTCGCTCGAAAGCTACGTAGGACTTCGGATTCAACCGAAGCTGGGAGGGAAGAAATCCCCATTTCTTACCGATCCGAGACCGAATAAAAGCATCGGTCCAGGCAACGCTGCCGGCGACCGCCTTAGCGGCGTGCTGCATCCCGGCATAATCGGTTTGAAAACCACCTCTCCGTAAGTTGCGAATCTCACGCCACTTACCCCCTCTGCCTCTTAGGAACCCGGTCGAGTTGATCTCAGCTACAGTTCCAGATCGAATAGTCTTCAGATCATTTAACAAGTACCCGCTGGGGTAATCTGAAGCTTCGAGAAAACGGTGAGAAGACACAAGGGTGTCATCACCGTTCACGAGGACATTGCCTTCTTCTCCGCGCAGCGCCCAACGCGCTGCCAGATATGAGTGAAGGCAAAGGAGGGGAAAAGAGAGGTAGCTCCCCATCATCTGCCCATGCGATACTTCCTTCTCCTCTCCGGCGCAATCAACCAATGGCCGGAGTGACTGAAACGCTCGCAAGCGAATCGGTCCTGGAATTCGACTCTTTCGGAGCAAAGAGCCAAGTATCGCCTCTGTCACATCAAGTGACAGGTTGTCTGTGGCGCTCACCAGATCTACCGAGGTCTGGTAAGGGTAAACACAGGCAGATGATATCTTCTTCTCCGTAGGTGGTCCGACAAGGCGCCATGGCATACGCATCAAATGCGAGTCCAGACACTTGTGCAAGGGTGCTAGTACTTCGGTGGTCTCGTCATAAATGACGAGAGGCCTGCACTTACCAGCACTCATGACTTCCTTGTACCGGGCCCTGACAGGTTGATCGATCGGAACT